AGGTGCTGATGCCACCGGCGCTTCAAGTTTGTGGTGATCCCAACGTACTGTTTGCCGTTTGCAATATTGGTCACGATGTAGACGGCCAACACACTCATGAGTCTTTCACTGTGGTTTGACGGTCACCGACCCGAGTCAGATCTTCCTGTTTGAGTAATGCAATCGACTTGTCGTACATTGATTGCCATACCGGAATCCGCTCATCGTTCTTCAAGAACGGCATAGCCTGCAGCAAAGACCCGTAAAGGAGTGCCTGCGGAGCGTACTGCGTGAACCAATTAGATTGATTGGCCGAATCTAACGGCTGATTGCGCTCGTAGTACAGCACTTGAAACGAATAATTGGTTGCCGGGGTCGGAGCAACCAACCAATGAGTGTAGTCGTAATCACAGTAGAACGCAGGTACACCGGTCTGCGTATCATCAGGCCAATACTCCCGCAAATACTCGTACTTGCGAAGAAACACCGGAATCCGCTCGCCAGCCACTGTGACGTTAAACGATACCGTTTTTCTCCATCGTGCCGGTTTATCTAACACCGGATCGCTTGCGGTCATCGTTCCATCGGCTACCGTCAGGTTCCCAAGGAACTTGATCTCGGACGCAATAACCTGCTCCGCAAACATGATGAACTGCGGGATCTTGTCTAACGTCGCCTGATCATCGCGCTCAAGGTAAGTTGAGATGTCGTTGACGAGCGAGTCATACGTCATTACCGCTGCAACAGTCATTTTGCGGCCACTCCCTTGTGCTTTTCAAACGACCTCATGCCGCCAAACCCAAGCAACCCAGCGAGCAGCGTCATGAGTTGCTCGACATCAAGGTCAGGCGGCGGGTGCAGTTCCTTTGGAATTATATCCACCCCTTGACCAAAAGCCCAGAGCCATTGCATCAAAGGATAGCCAAGGAATTGGTAAGCCAGACCCAGAACCCCAATCCAACCCACAGCAGGACGCCAGCCAGAGACAAAAAGACTACTACTCGCTGCTTCAATCTTATTGACATCCACTTGCGCGAGGTCTGTAGTCTGGTCAATCCTCTTTTCCTCAAGGTTGAGCTTGCGCTCCTCCAGCGCCATCTCCATGCGTTCTTTGTCAGTCGTGATGAGCGAATCCGCAACTTTGCCAACGCCTTCAATGATTGATCCAATACCGATCAGATCCATTACTTGAGTCCTTGCAAGGTTCTATTGCACCAACCCAATAGGAACTTGGACTGGCTTCTATCTTTGTTGCAGATGGAAACGTATCGCTGGATTTTGGCGAGCGCGTAAGTTGGAACAAACTTCTCCGACGTGCAGCGATTGAGTAACTCAACCGTTTTAGGGCCGATACCGCCGTCTGGAGTTGCTCCTACAATTACCTGCGCCAGCTTGATCGCTACTCCTGTCCCGGTGTTGACTGCGAAGTTGAAGATGGTTTCCGCAATTTGCTGGTCAGAGATCTGATCGCCTTTAATGCGGTCCCAATAATTCTGGCGATAAAACTCCCGAACCATAGATGTAAGCTGTCCGCCCATTTCCTTGCGGTCAACCAAATCCCACCCAGCCCAGTTGGGGTTTGGTTTTCTTGCGATTCCTGCATAGGTCTGTCCTCCCCGGTCGCCCGGAATGTCGGTCAATTGGTATCCACCTTCGTCGGAAATCATCTTCTCAAACGCTGGATTGAAGTCAGCCATTTTTACCCTTGTTGATCTGATCCCACGCGGCTTTCATCTTTTCTTCCAGAACAGCTACCCGTAAGTCAAGTTTGGACAACACAACAATAAGCGTGACAATCGCTAAAAGAACTGGCCATGCCTTAAAGAAAAGGTCAACCACTTCCATTACTTTTTCAGCCGTTCTTCAAGAATGACGATGCGCTCGCGGTTAACGTGGATTAACTCTCGGTTCTCATTGATCTGCTTTTCAAGGTCTTGCCTAAGTTTCTCTCTGGCAAGTTCCGCTCCAGAGTTGGCTGCTTGCTTGTTGTCGCTGGTGACCACAAGACTGATCTTGGCGTTGAGCACCGTCACATCATGCGTCAACTTGTCTAACGCAGACATCAAGTACACAACGCAAGTGAAAAGAATTGGAAAAACAGCAAACGCAACCTTTTCTATTAGGTGAGATTTGGCTTCCAATTTCTCAGACATCAATGCACCTTCATGATCATGGTCAAAAGCAACATAATAATTGCACCCCCGCCGGTGATGAGAATCTGCTCTAGGCGTTTGATCCTAGCGTGAACGCCTTTCATCTCACGCTCAATACCCTCATATCGGACGGCGCAAACGTCCACATGGGCATCAATCTTAGCGTTAACTTGATCTGCGGTAGTCATTATGGTTCTGCTGTTGGTTTGGCCTGCGCGTCCACTTCTTTCTGGATTCCCTTGATCAGTGAATCAACTTCCACCCACGGACGACTGCCGAGGTACTGGAGAATGGCATTCAAGAGTTGTACGGAGATGTTTGCGTTTTCCATTATGCGGCCCAAGGAAGTGCTGGGGTTACGACAGGTGGGTTGATCTGGTTGTCAATCTGCGCTTGCACAGCGGCTTCGGCAGAGGCTTTGTCTACACCATTAGCCCAGATCCAACCAAGCACTTGCTCTTGAGTCAGATCGGCGTAGGGCGTAAATGTACCCGTTGGTGCAGGGACAGGGCAGGTTGAGTAGACGCTACCGTTGTAGGTTCCGTCCGTGCCGGTCAGTTGCCAGTGAACAGTGAACACAACGTCAGTCTGATTGTCATACTGCGGGTAGCAATCGAGTTGGGATACGGTCCATGTGAAAGTAGTCATTTTGCTTCCTTTAAAGGTTGTGGTGTAGGCTGAACAATATTTGTCACGCCGTTTTTGGTCTGTTGAATAAAACCATTGGGTTTAATTTGGATTGAATTTCCCCATGTCTGGGGCTTTGTCAAATCAACTGTTTTCCCATCAATTTGAATTATGTTAGCCATTAAACCGAAGTAATAGTCTGCCAAGCAGAACCGCTGTAAACACACAATTTTGCCAGCGTAGTATCAAACACCATCAAACCAGCAGCAGGACTACTAATCGCATTCTTTTGCGTTGTAGTCATGTTGGGCATTCTCACGCCCTTAGTGGTGCTTTGTGCGTCTAGGATGGCTGATGCGTTGGCAGTTGTACCAATACCAAGGTTGCCGGAGGAATCGAGGCGCATCCGTTCTGTGTTGCCGGTTCCAAAACGAACAACATCAGCAGCGGCATTGCTCCCAGCAACGGTACTGATGAACGCACCGTTTGTGTAATGGCTTAGTGTCAAGTAGCCATAGGTGGCGGTTGCGTTTGTAGATTCATAGACGTTTACACCGCCAGATCCGTTTGTGGTAACTGTTACTCGACCAGAAGGCGAACTCGTCCCAATACCCAGCCCCGTGCTGTTCAGGCGCATTTGTTCGGAACCGCCAACTTGCCAAAAGGTAACAGTATCTGAATATGTCCCGATTGTTGATCCGTAAAAAGAAATTGGCAAATACGCGTTTTCCGCAGCATTTATTGATTCAAGAGCAACGCCCAGTGTTGAATTGACGTATGGACGTACTCTTAATTTCCCTGTCGCAGCAGAAAGTCTTAAAGCTACAGACCCATCAGCAACAGTATTTACTAATGTGGTCCCATCAAACGTCAGCGCAGAACCAGTGGTCAGAGCACTTGACGAGCTTGCGTAGACAACACCGTTAGCAGTAAATGACGTTAGTCCAGTACCGCCGTAAGTTGTGCCGAGCGCGTTCGTCAGGTTAAGCGTGTTTGCGGTAAGCGTCGTGCCGTTGAACGTCAGGTTTGCCGAGTCTTGGAGTAGGCCAGATGTACCAGCATATGTCACGCGACCAGAGGTCAGGCTAGAGAACGTGATGGAACCAGACGATGTGATACCAGTCAGGCCAGTCAACACGCCTGCATCGCTCAAAATACCAACAGAATTCTGAATCAGTTTTCCTGTCGTGGCGTCAAACCTTGCCAGAGCATTGTCAGTGGCAGAGGCTGGGCCAACCACATCACCAGAAGCGCCTGCGGTTGATGCCAGCAACGTGACCGTGCCACCGTTGTTCTTGTAGTACAACTTCCCGTCAGTGATGTTGATTGCCAACTCACCGCTGACTAAATTGGTGTTAACCGGAACAGCCGCCGCCGTCGTACTGTAGTACAGCGATATTGGGGTGAAGTTTGTTTGTGCCATTTCTGTTCCTAAAACCAAATCACCGCGT